TGGTCGCATTTAAGTCCCCTTAAATGCGCAGAAGTCACCGGAGTTGTTCAGGCTCCGATGACATGATTATGGACGGTTGATTCAACAAAATCAACGTAAGAGAAAGGCCTCCGGAGAGGCCAATGAGTTATTCGTCCACGCGTTTAAAGCACAGCGGGCAAACATCATTTCCACCGTGCTCTTCGTATGCGCCTTTAACGGCATCAGTCATCTCTTTAAAATTTTCAAATGGATGACCACCATTGCTTTTTTTATAAGCTCCAGCTGCGTATTTATAGATGTTAGCCTCATCTATGCCCTCATCAACATAAGCGCCCTCATGATGGGGGCACTGCGTTAAAGCGCCAACCCTACCGAGCATTTCCAGTGCCCAGCACTCTTGTTTCATGCAAAGTTGATCGATACTCATAACGCCTCCTGTTGGTTTTACATCGCCAAATGAATGTACCACCAAGAAAGAGGAAATGAAGCAGTTAAATTGTAAAACATGTGTATATATCAATGAGTTAAAATAGTTTGCTATTTTTTCTTACAGCCTTTCTGCGTCGAATGGGTTAGGCATCATCACCCCCGAAATATCCTAACCTTCCTCCGTGGTCGCCAATTACAATCCCGGAAATGAATATTCCGAATAGCCCCACAACAGAAAATGCAATGAGGTTAAATTCAAAGCCAGCTACAAAGACGCAGACTGATGCGACAATCAAAAGATACAGCAGCCAGAATTTTCGGTTCACGGCATCACCTCCTGCTGCGGTGATGCTGCTATCATCCGGCGATAAACATCGTAGGTTCCGAATTGTTCATCACCAGCCTCAAGCATTTCATGGGTGGGTTCTTCTGGCACCAGCACCCAACCATCCGGAATCACCGCTGACTTGAATGGCTTTCTGTCTTTTACCCAAGTAACCAGCGCTTGAATGTGCTTCTCATAGGTTGCCGCAAGCATTTCATCTGATTCTGGCGCTGCTATTCCAGCGTTGCTGAGCGCCAGGCGCAAACCATCCGGAATCACCGGAGAGTTGCCGTCTTGCGCCGGAGCGATGTAGTTTTGCTCCGGACAGCAATCGGATTGCGCTGGAGAGTTACCATTCTGAAGCATGGCTTCCTGAAAGCGTCCAAGCTCCACGTACTCCTGGCATGACCACCCGCCATCAATAAAATCGCGAGCTTCAACAGCGTCGAAAGTGAATGATGTTTCGCCGCCAGTTGGTGAGGTTAAGCCGTACAGGTCTGCTACCGGCTTAAATTGCGTGACTGGTATGGTACCTTCATTGGTGAGGGTACCATCTGCACCCTGAAGCATGGCGGTGACAGCGTTGATAGCCTCAACTTGAGGCATCTCCATCATGCGATGATCGCTCGTTACTATGAATGGCTCAGAGTGCTTAAGCATGGCGGCGCGGCACTGATTGAATCCATGTGCCCATGCTGATGCAAGAGCCATATCGTCTTCGGTGATTTCCTCTGGAACATCTTCCCAGCAAACTTCATCAGGCACAGATACCGGCGCTGGCGGGGCGGTGTAGAGCGGCGTTACTTCTCGCAGCGGGTCGGCATAAGCATTGCCACTATCGAAGCTGACGTTGTTTTTTGCGCCGCCGCCTGACAGTAGCCACGCCACAGGCTCCGCTTCGAGCGATGCCAGCACGATACGCGCCAGCTCGTTCAGGATTGCCACATCAGCGTGACCGAGGGTGTAACCAGCTTTCAAATCGGCAACTGCTTGGACGGCATGTTTGTCGATGTTGCTCATTGGGCGGCTCCTTCTGCTTTCTTTTCGTCAACGCTCCAGGCTGTAGCCAGCGCGCCAGTCACCTGCATAAACGAGTGCTTTACTTTAACCGAGAAGGTTTCTCCTGTTGCCGATACCGTTTCGATGGTGGTCAGCTCGCCGCCGCTTTCGAAATCAGGGTAGAACTGCGTTACAAGGTTACTTTCGACAATCACCGATCCGTCCGGCGTGTGCATTTTCAGTTTCATACCCCTACCCTCCCCCAAACCATCAATACCCTTCTCATCGCCGGACTGTTGCGGCATTCCTGAAATATTCCGTTGGTACAACTTCGAGCGGTACCAGCCTGCTCTTCCGGCGTCGCCAGGCGATAAGTCACCGTTCGCCAGACCTTGCTCACCCGGACAATCTTGCGAGCCCGCTCCAGATCGAGTGCGTTCTTCGTGATGCAGTTAATGGTCATGCCGCACTCTGTGGCCACATCCTTCGCGGTAAAGGTCCGGTGCGTTTCGAGATAACGCAGAATTGCCTGTTTGCCTTTCATTGGATAAGCCCTCTCTCTTTCCCGCGCTGATACTCTTCCCAAAGCCATTGGGCCGGGGTTAGAGCTCCGAGAGTCGCTGCGTTTGGCATGCACCCGAAGCTTTTTCCTTCCGGGTGATAACCGGCCTGACGGCTCACGTGATTCGTCGGGATCACTTCATCAGAATTCTCGAGCGCCAGGACGGGAGATGGTATTTTTTCCCCACCAGCAACTTTCAGCGCCCATTCCTCAAGTTTTTTTGACGCGTATTTTTCAGTTTCGGCCTCGCTCAGCTGGCGCTGGTACATCGCTCTGCGCGTATCGGTCACAATCCAGTACATGACGTCATGAGACCACGGGAAAGCTTCTGCTCCGCCGGTATGCAGCCCTTTTTCGCGGCTATACCGATGAAACTCATTCATCACATCAGCCAGGCCAATGCCAAGCACCGTGCCGCTATCCTTGCACCATTTGATGAATTGCCCCGGCGACGGCCAGAAAGGTGATTCACTGGCGCGGGCGTGCCGTACTCCGGCAGAAAGCTGTTCGCGGGTGCGGATCCCATTCTCTGAAAACGCGGCGATCCACTGACGTTTTGCCGTTTTCTCGTCTGCGTCAGTTTTCAGGTTTGTCTGCGTAGACGCTGGGAAAATCTGCTTCAGCTGCCGAAAGAGAGAATCAACAAGCCCCTCAGCCTCAGGGTTGATAACCTTCTGCTGGTCGGAACTTCCGTTCGCCATTCTGGAAAGTAGCGTGCCATCACGGCCGTTAACGGCTTGCATAATCTGATTGTTCACAGGAAGTCCTCCCATCCCTCGCGGCTGTTCCAGTGAGGCGTTTCCTGCTCGGCACGACTACGCTTAGCCAGCGGGTTAACCCTGGCATTCCGGATCCAGACTCTGAAAGCCGAATTCCAGTCGATTAGCTGCGTGCCACGGGAAAGGTGATAGTCCCGGAAGTTCAGCAGCTCAGTTTCAATGCTCACCCCCTTCTCGGCAGCCATAGCAATGTGATCTGCCGACGGCTTAAACAGGGGCGGGAATGGAATCTCCCCGTTTGGTGAAATACCGATCCGACGCTTAGCGGCTTCGCTCATAAAACCTTCGCGCCCAGAGAGAGAGTTAGGTTCAGTGACTGGTTCAAAAGAGTGACTGGTTCTGGTGCCATCTGGTGGCACAGGGGGTGTGCCATCTGATGGCATAGGGTGTGCTTCGTCGTGGCATACCCCTGTGCAATTTAATGGCATAGGGGTGGCATCTAATTTCAGGTAATACACATTTGACGTGTTACCTTTTCCGTTGTTGACGCCAACACGATTCTCACGCCTGATAAGCCCCATTTCTTCAAGAGCATCAATATGGTTACGAACAGCCGTTCTGCTGCATTCGCATTGATCGGCGATGTGTTGATACGAAGGCCAGCATTCGCCTTTATCGTTGGCGTTATCGGCCAACTTAATCAGGACGAGCTTACGCAGTGAGTTTCCCACTTTGACCCCCATTGCTTTCGCCATAAGTGACATGCTCACGTGCTACCTCCGGTTTGTTTACTCTCTTCGATTTACTTGGCATAATTGCCTCGCAATTGACTGACGTTTATTGCACCTGAAAGCCGTTGGTGTTACAGCACCGCGGCTTTCGCCTTTTCAAAGCAGACCTGGCTGCTGCTGCACACGCTTAACGCGCTTCTTTTCGAACTTGTCTGACGGAACCTGTTGCTTCTCCGCCCAGAGCTTTGCGTGTCGTAACACGTCATCGAAAATCCTCCCCTTACGACTTGCCTGTGACATACGCTTGTACATATCGACGGCCTGAAATGCCCCCCCCCTGAGCCACCGCTACGGTGAATCCCTGTTTAATCAGTTCATCGCGCACATGCTTCTCGATAAATTCGATGTGGTTCATGATGTTCTCCGATTACATAACGCCGAGCATCGACGTAACCATCGTCATCAGTGGGCCTACCTGCTCCGGCATAAGGCGGAACAGCGACGCTATACCCTCGCTTACCTCTTTCAACTTCTGATGCTCTGGAGCGTCCAGCAGCACAGCCTGTTTAGCTTCGGCACACTCTTTCATCGCAGAGGCGATCAGCGACATCGTGTCGTTCTGCGGCGCCAGGCGGTTGCGATACTCCAGCGGCAGGACGGCCATGATTGCGGGTGTCAGCTGGCGAATGTTGTTGGCGGCGTATTCGGTGTCGCCATCAATCCAGCGAAACACTTTCTGCATCTGGCGGTGCGAGTCAGTCGGGATATCCAGACCGGTGCCGCCAGTGGCTCGCCACTCCTCAACAATCAGCGCTGCGACAAATTCACGACTGCGGCAATCAGCTGCCCAGGCGCGAACAGCTGCGCGAATCCCATCGATGTTTAACGCCTTGGAATCAGGTTCCCGGCGATTCTGGTAAATCATCGCCGCTGGCGAAAATTTGTTACCTTGTTGATACGCAAGTGAATGCATTGCTTTCCCTTTCGTGGTTAGGGCCGCCAATTATGCGGCGTTGTTGCTGATTGGTGGAAAAACGTCATCAACGCTTACTGAAGCGCCATGCTTATTCAGAGCTGCAACAATCGCCCGGCACTGCTCAAGGCTTAAGCTGCGTTTATTTTTTTCGTAATGGCAAACCGCACCTGTCGACAGGTTCAGCTCTTCGGCAATCTGTCGCTGAGTCAAACCGATGTTTCTGCGGATTTTTCGGATATTGTTCATGTCGGGTCTCCTTTAAACAACTTAAATATACGTTTTGTATTCTTTGTTCGCAAGTAAAATATACGAATTGTGGCTCGCGCAAATATATACAACTTGTATCATTCGGGTATGACTATGAAATGGTACGACTTAGCTAAGACCCTGATGAAAAGTCAGGGCATCAATCAGGAACAGCTGGCGGAGCACCTCGGTATTACTAAAGGTGCGGTAAGTCATTGGCTGAACGCTCGGCGTGAGCCAAGCCTTTCCGAAATCGCAAAAATATTGCAGTTCCTTGGCAAAAAGAACTTCTCCGTAGGAGCTGGCGGTATGATCATTGACGACACGCTTAAGGGTGATGTGGAGTACGCTGGCCCCTACAATCCTGGTAACAAGTATCCAGTAATCAGCAGTGTCCAGGCTGGTTCATGGTGCGAAGCGGTTGAGCCATACACCCTAAAAGATATAGATCTGTGGCTTGAGTCGAATGCTCACATTCAGGGTGACGCGTTCTGGTTGCTCGTTGAGGGCGAGTCAATGACAGCCCCTACTGGCTTGAGCATACCTGAAGGAACCTATGTACTTTTCGACACCGGTAGAGATGCGGTAAATGGCAGTCTGGTAATAGCAAAGCTATCCGATTCGAACGAGGCAACATTTAAGAAGCTGGTGATCGATGGTGGGCAGAAGTACCTGAAGGGCCTTAACCCGCAATGGCCACTCGTGCCGATTAATGGTAACTGCCGGATTATCGGTGTTGCAGTAGAGACGAAGATGCGGCTGGTGTGAGCGGAAAGATGTTCTGGTCAGCGCATGGTTGGTGAGTAGATATTGAGCGTCTATAAGCGCTCACATGACAATAATATTCAGGATGATATCAATCAGTGGCTAAAAAAGGTGACTTTAAGCCTACTCAGAAAGAGGTTGATCAGGCCATTTCTCGTCCCAAAAAAGTAACCTTTAATGGTGTTACTTGGAATGGTAGCGAGGGCCGCACTCCGATCTGGTTTAAGCTGGATCTCAAGGCTTTTGATGATAATGGCAATCCAATAACTGGCGTAAGATTCATGCTGCATTGGCGCGCACCTATCGTTGAAGGTGTTGATATCGTGAAGCTTTCTTTTGTCATGTTTTTTCATGATAAGCGAATTTATGCTCTCGACCCATACCCAGCTGATAACAAGCCTCACCGCAATAGATCTATAATTAATCATCCGGACTTTGTTGAGGTTGCTCGCGGCCCGCACTATCACATGTACTTCGAAGCGGCCGGTGAGGAGATAGCACTAAAACTCGATACCGACATCAGCCCGGATGACTTTTTGGGCTACTGGAATTATTTCTGTCGGGCGCTTAATATCACTTATGAAGGCCAACCGCCTTTACCAAATCAAGACAAATCAGGTCAGCTATCATGGGAAATGTAACGTGTTCAACAGTAATATCTAAGCTCGGGTTTGAATGCCACCCAATGAGCGACACGTTGCTGCGCGTTGTTAGCCCATTTACTTACTATGACGATAGTGAGCATATAAGCGTATTTGTTCAGGAAATGAGTGGTCAGTATAGGATCACCGATTACTGCGACACGTTAATGAACATTGAGGCTAGAGGCATCCACCTGACGAAAAAGAAAATTGACTTGATAAGGTCATCTCTCGCATCGCAGGGCATCACTCTGAATGATTCTGGCGAAATATCCGCCTGGGCCGATGAGCTTTCTGTTGGGCAGGTTACGGCTAGCGTCATAAGAGGTGGACTGCTGGCATCTGCTCAAACCGCTGATTGGTATGCGGAAGTTAAAGATGATAAGTTTGAAAAATGCGTGATTAGTTATCTAAAATCCGTAGGACTTGGTACAAGGTTGGCACTAAAAGAGAAGGTGCGGGGCATTAGCGGGCATAACATCACCGTTCCATTAACCTTAAGAAATGAGTCTCCACTTGTAGCTCCAAAGCGAGGGTTTACAGTCAGCTTATCCAGCAGTAAAGGCTGGAATACTGCTCACTCAACTGTGGGGAAAATAGTGGATTTAAGCCAGGCAGTCCCAGCCATAAGCAATAGATTTGTGATTGTTGATAGTGATGGCTTAACACCTGAATTACAGCAGTTATCATTGCTTTTCAATGACACAGCTTTAGTGCTCCCTTTCCACAGCAGGGACACCTGGATAGAATCACTCGTCGCCTAAACTAACCCGGCCACCGCGCCGGGTTTTTTATTGCCCACCCATAAAGCTATCCCCCATTCTGCCGATAACTATCCAG